GTCCGCACAAATGAGATTTTTTTAAGGCGCTGAGGCGTTACCCTTCAGGGGTTCCCCTGTCTTCTCACCAGATACGCGACCGCCTGCCAACATCACTGTTCGAACCATTTCCGCGCTGACGATTGCACCGCATATGGGCGGCGGCAATATTATTGAGATCAAGCTCAAGTTCAGGTGCGCGGGACCACGGAACAATGTGGTCAGGTTCCCACGACAGCGGTGCGGTCGATGCAGGTATCGAATAGTCTATCCTCTCCCCACATATGTGACATACAGCACGGGCCCTCCTATCCCGGTCCCATGCCAACTTGCGGACATAGGGCCATCTAGGGGATCTATGTGTCGGCATAGGGGTTCCCCCTTTCAAAACGTGAGGGGGTGGGGAACTTCTTCCGTATCCACTGCCCCACAGCTCCATAGCGGAATGTATCTTCTGTAGTTGAGCAGTAGTCCCAGTCATCAGTCGGTGCAAGTCCCGCTTCCCATATCTTCACATCCGGATGGTAAATGTACGGGATGTAGTTGTAATTCCCGTACAGATTGCGGAACATCGGGAAGTCGAAAGCCTCAAGGGTTTCAAGAACGTTCTGCTTGTTGACCAGGAAGGGAACATGCAGCGCGAATGAGATCGTGTCACACTTCCGCTCTATCAGGAGTTTCTCTGACTCTGCCAGGTTACGACAGTAGTTACTGTCACCTCTGCGCTCCCTGAGCTCGCGTACCCTGCGTCCGATAGTTCCATCAGTCATGTTGATGAATGAATCGACGGGCTTCAGTACAAAGAAGTCATCATTGAACAGGAAGAAGTCATCCGTGATGTCAGAGTTCCTGCAGATCTCCATCCAGGACGATCTGACCCGCTCCCACTTCGTCGCTCCGACCTGCCTGTGTACGATGCGCCCGTCAGGTACCAGTACCTTCGGCTGACCGCATACGAACCACACCTTGCGGTGCGGGAAGTTCTGTTCTACGGATCTGAGGGAGTAGACCAGCTCGGACGGATCCATGTGTTCTTTGAGAATGTAAACAATATCAAGGTTCTTCATGATCTAATACCTCAGCCGTGTTGTTTGCAATAAAAAAGGAAGAGACCGCTCTGATCTCTTCCTCACTTTTTACGATACCATTATATCACTAAGTTTACTGACATTTACTGACATCTTTTCCATCTGGCCCAAAAATCTGCTTGAAAGACTTCGAGTCCCACATACCTGCTATCAATGCACGGACCATCTCGCGGATCTCGGGATCTTCCTGCTTCATCAGGAAATCAGTGTAGATCTTCGCCTGATCAACGAGCAGCTTGGCTGTCTTACTGTGTGACAGGCTCTCTTTGTTGTCGAAACAATGAACGACTGCTATCTCACCCGAACAGGCTATGCGCTTGTCATGCGTCAGGCAGTCCATGACGAAAAGGGTGTCCTCACCGAACTGCATGCCGTAACTGAATCTGATATTGTTGTCCAGGATAAAGTCACGACGGAAGAGTTTATTCCAACAGAACACCCATGCTTGAGGTAAGTTGAGCGGAGTGTAAATGCCTGTCGGGTTTCTCCACTTGAGCTTCATGATGTTCTTCTCGGTGAACCATCGCTTGTGGTCGAGCTGGATGATATTCGCATCAGAGTGTGCCCTGACTGACAAGATAGATCTGATAAACGCACTGTGAGCATCCTTGTCCAGATAGTCATCCGCGTCCAGGAATGTTATCCATTCACCAGTGGCAAGGTCAATGCCCTTGTTCCTGGCAGAGCTCACACCCTTGGAATAAACATCGTTGTCGACCAGTTGAAAGTGACTGTCCCTTTTAACGTACTCAAGAGCTATGTCACGACTGTTGTCCTTGGAGTGATCGTTCACCATGATGAACTCAATATCATCTGATACGATAGCCTCGCAGGAATCCAGGCAGCGTCTGAGCCACGGCTCTGCATTATAGATGGGAATGATAACACTGATCATCATATCTCTAACCTCACTTCATCTATGCCATAATACTTTGCGGCCTTATACATGAATGAGAACGATGGAGCCTTAATACCACGCTCAATACGTGAGAGTGTCTCAGGGAGCATGTTCATCGCCCTGGCTGCATCAGCCTGATGGATATCCTGCTCCAGTCGTATTGCCTTCATTGTCTGACCGATGGACTTCGGGTCGTTTATCTCTAAGATTTTCATAAGTCATCCCTCACATAGTACGCATACTGTGCTGACATGAATATCGGTTTAAATCCCGGATAGCGCTCATTGAACAGCTCCGGAGTGAGATCATCCTGAACGTGTACCTCATTGGGATTGCCTCTGATGGGCCCCTGCTCCCAGAGGAACGGGATAGCTATCAAGATCTGATCACAGTGGTCCTTTGCGTAGGCGAGGACCTCCTGAGCCTGCTCGACCGTCATGTGCTCAAGTACATCACCAAAGATGATAAAGTCATAATGGTCATACTTAAAGCGCCTGATGTCTGCCAGGTAGACCCGTCTGTACTTGTTCTCCAACTTGTACCTGCGGACGTACTTGGGGAATATCTCTATCGCATCCATCTCAAGGTGCATACCTACGAGCTGCGCCCACTTACCATCACAAGCACCTACGTCCAAACATGTGGCATCCAGTGGAATGTTTTCCAGGATCCAGTTAACCGCTTCCTTCTTACCTACGTCTATGCTGCTCATTATTCACCGCCTCCTTCAAGCACAAGGTATTCCTGATCCTTTTCTCTTCCGCCAGATTCAGAAGATAGTATGCATTCGCCAAGCTCTCCACAGCCTTTGCCGCCTGTGCTTTTGCCTCTATGCTGGTTACATACCCAATATGTTCTGTCAAAAAACCAGCCTTTTCGAGTATATTCTTTTTCAGATCATATGCCATTATTCATCACCGCCTTTCTTGTATCTACAACCTTCACAACCCTTTTGGATAATACGCCCGATTGCCTCTTCAATAATCTTTTCCGTTTTTAGTTCGTTCGATAAGTAAATGCAACAGCCGCAAAGAAAAACATTTAGCAGACCTGACAACAAAAGCAAAATATTCATTCACCGTCACCGCCTTTTCTAGTATTCCACTTAGTCGCTAATTCGAGCCTATTATCTTCGATATATCTAAGCGTTCCACTTTCTTCTAATGTAACCGATACATTACCCGCGCGAGGATAGTCTATACCACATCTCGTACATTTAATCTTGAAACCAAATCCATGTTCACGGACTTTTGTATATGTACTGGTGATATAAAATATAGCCTCACCGTCACAAAATGGGCATTTTTCTAGTTTAATCATTCCCCTTCACCGCCTTTCATCTTCTCGAAATACAGAACATTGTCCATATTGAAAATCAAATCACACCAACAAAACAACCCACCTCTGACTTTATGGAAGTCCATATCTTCAGCCTTAAAAGTAAGAACAGAACCGTCTACAAAATGGACTTTATAAGTAATCATGCTTCACCGCCTTTCCTGTGCTTCCCTTATTTCTCTCAACAAATTAGGGGTAACAAATTCAACTGTTACTCGATAAGGCTTTATGATATCGGGAAAATGGATATTACGAATATCATCTAATTCGACAATTCGATTTTCTTCCGACAATACATATCCTGCATCCTGTCCGTCCAAAAGTTCTACTCTTAAATCAATTTTCGCTCTCATGTCTTCTTCCTCCCTCCTGCGATGCTGATGACCATCAGCGTGATGCAGATGATCGCGGTTATACATACTGCTGTGTAGTTCATGATTCAATCCTCCAATCTCGATATAGCGTATTTGCCAAGTTTCTCGCATATGGGCTGATAGTATTCGCAATAACTGGAGTGCATCGTCCTGTGTTCCTTATGGTTGACCGCAGTCAGCGCACTGCAGAATCCATACACTCCCCATCCATCAGGCGGCTGACTATCAGCAACATCCAGTGTCCAGTGCATGCAGGTCTCACATCTCTCGTCGTACAGGTACATGTGATCATTCAAGGGTACCTTGACACCTTTCCTCACGTTGCTCCGTCTCAACCAGGTGGATCCATATACCTCGTCGCTCTGCTCCTGAGCCAGAAGATCGTCGAAAGTCAGATTATCCATCATCCACCTCCTTGATCTTCTCGAACACCAGGTCAAGTGCCTTGTTACGTTTTCTGTAAAACTGCCTCTCTGAGTAGTTCATCTCACGGGCTATCTCTTCGGGCTTCATTCGGAGCAGGTATCTCGCAGTCAGTATGGAGCGATACTCCGATGACTCCAGCGAGTCGATCATGGCCTGACGGATCCGCTTGATGTCCTCGATCTTCTTCTCGATCGCCTCGACCGCCTGGCACGCCATCGTGTAAGTGAGCAGCCTGTCTTCCTGTGCACCGGAGCTACTGTTCTGTATGCGGTCTTTGGAATAATCAATCGCTCCGTCATCGGGCTTGATTTTCTCGGCATACTCACGCTTGATCTTGAGCTCCGTCTTCTCTATCCAGAGCGCCTCGTTCAACCACTCGTGCGCACTGTACTGTTTATCCGTCAATTCTCACCACCTCCGATCTCTGTGATCGTGATCTCGAGGAACCCTTCACCCACGGGTACCTCCTTCTTGCATGTCTGCTTTATGCAAACCTGTGCATCATCGTTCCAGAAGCGCATGTCCGTGAGTACATCCAGCAGACCTTTTTCCAGGTTGTCCAGGTCGGGACGTGTGGTCTTCCAGAAGCGCCTCTTGCACCTCTTCAGCTCGAACCGCCATTCTATCTTCAGGAAGATAGGCCCCTCGATAGGCTTCTCGGGAACGTATGGTTTAAGCTGCCAGCGTAGTACGTTCTTCGCGTCCCGGACTTTCGCCTTCTCGTAGTGATGGATGTGGCCATTGATGATGGTCTCCCCTTTCTGCTGCTGGGTAGTCTTGGAAGGCTGACCGTCAATTCTGATGTGTATCATGGGCTCTCCTTTCCAGACTGGTGATGACCTGATCGCGGAAGAGTGTATCACCAGTCAGATCCGCGATGCAGTCAACCGCCTCTTTGAGAAGTTCATCCAGAGGAGCAGAGGAAGCATGTCTCATGATCTGCTTCCTGGTCTCCGAGGACCGGATGATGCGGTCCGCGTTGACGCGGAGCATCTCGCTCCATCTGACATAGTTGTCTGTGTATTCTTTAATCGTTGGCATGATGCCTCCTGTCAAAATTGCTCGACGGGGTATTCGCTGAGTGATTATTGCGCGGCGGCTTCTCGAAGCCGCGCATATAATCGCGAAGGTGAGCACGTAAGTGCGCAACATATATATAAGCCGTTAAGCAGCAATTTTTGCGCAACGGGGATTTCCCGTTAAGCAGCAGTTTTTAGAGTTTCCGAACAATGCTTCCTTCGAGGGCATAATATTCAGGAAATTTGAGGATATATCTCTTCAATGTGTCACGTCCGACATCACATACGGGACTGTTATACATATCTGATATTTTCGCCGTTCCGTCGGATCGTGTGACTGCATCAAAACAGGCATCCACAATACTCTTTTTCTCCAGATCGGACTTCTGATTGTTCGGAGACTGCATCCTATTAGCTTCACCTGAACCTTCGATCGCCGCGTTAGCCAGGAGCCCTGTGCTGTCTATGACGTGAAGCGGAAATTCAAAGAACATGTTCACGGGAGCAGGTGAGCGGAATGACCTCAACACCATCTCCATCCGGAGCGGTATCGGTTCATCTTCGCTCTCTGACATGACACGGATCAGCTCTTTGGCGTTCGGATCCAGCACGAGTCCGGAGAAGTCAATAATGGCATCAGCATCACGGGAAAATACTCCGGAACCAGAGCCACGGTCCATAGCCTTCTTCGCGCCGGATGCACCCTTCGCGTGATGATGCACGTATATCATCGAAGCACCTGTCTCCTCTGCGATCTTGTCGAAGAGTGCGCAGAACTTACCTATAGCCTCGGCACTGTTCTCATCGCCGCCTTGTACCTTGTAGATCGGGTCAACAATGATCGCCAGGTAATTCTTGTTACGGCATCGCCTGATGATCTTCGGAGCGAGCTTCTCAAGGGTCTCTGCCTTACCTCGAAGGTTCCAGTATTCGAAGTTATCCTTGCCCTTGTCTGTGGCAGGTTTTCCATATGCTTTATATACGGACCTATATCTGACCTCAAAGTCTGACTGCATGACTTCCATGTTGATATACAACACCTTGCCCTGCATACACTTGTGCTCAAGCCAGTCCCAACCTTCAGAGATGCAGATTGCCAGATTGGTGAGCAGGCACGTCTTACCTGACTTACTGTCACCTGTGCAGATCATCTTCGCGCCCTTCCGGAGCACTCCATCAATGATAGCTGGCGGCTCTGGTGTCGGATTGTCGAACATGTCACGCGCGGATCGGATCTCAGGAAGGTTATCATCAACACCGTTTATGTGATCCACCCATTCATCCCACGACGCGCATCCAATATTCGTAGCGAGTAACTTCTGCAGCTTGCCATTACGCATGGCTCCTGGAAGCCTTGAAAGCCTCGACGGATTCCTGTTGGCCTCGTCGACAATAAACTGATGTTTAGACAGATAGTCAAAAAGGAACCGTGCCCTCTGGTCATACTCGATCTCGTCCTTGGCCTGAACCTTCACGATAGCGTGTACAGATTTACCACCGGACTCCACCAGTGCCGTGATGGGGAGCTTCAGATTGATGAGAAGCTTCTTCTGGTCCTCAATCGGCAGGTTGTCAGACTCCACGAGAACGTGATCGAAACGAACGACATCCTTGTCACGGGATCCAGTCGCAGGATTGTGTCGTACCCAGGCACCGGATCTGTCATTCATGGAACCGAACGCGAAGCCGGGGTCCTTAAACTTCTTGAGGTCCTTGCAGATGTCCTTCGCTTTACGAACGGATCCGTTTCCGATCGGAGTCCACTTCTGCCTCTTTTCCTGATACTCGGATGCAACGACAAAGTTCACAGGCTCGTCAGGCTGGTACATGATCTCCATATACCTGAGCGCCATCTCCCACGGTTGCTCGTCAGGCTTCTTCTCGGTATCCAGTACGTCGTGATAGTAGTCACTTTCAGCGATACCATCATCCCAGTCCAGATCGCGACTCCGTGTCCAGTGTCCGTAAGTCTCTGCATAATGGAAGATGGTCCCCACACCAACACCGGAGCCTGCGAATGAATCCCATTTCCGAGCGCAGACACCGTTTTCGTACCTGGTATCTGATCTCGACCAGTCATCCCAAAGGTCGCAGGGCAGGCCCTCGTCCTTGAGGGCCATGCCTACGTTCAGCCATTCCTCATAACTCAGATCTGAAGGACTTATCGAATATAAAGCATCTTGTAATGTTTTCAGATCGTCCATAGGTCATCAGAGCTCGAAGGGCATGCTCTCATCTACTGTGGGAGCTATGGGAGCCTGTGATGCTGCAGTGGGTTTTCTCTCAAGGAACTTGTCAACACGGCCCACCTGATTGCCGTTGTACTCTTCATGGATGAGCGAGCAGCGGCCCTGTGCACCCAGAACCTTGTCCCAGGGCATCTTAACGAGATCCTCGCCCTTCTTCTTCAGACCTACGCACTCGAAGAACGTAGCGAGCTTCCAGAGTGTGCTTGTGGTGAGTACAAGGTAAACATCACGGGGATAAACCTGTCCGTTTACGTCGAGAGCCAGTGTGAGCTTCGCCATCTTCTTGCCTGTCTTTGAGAACATCCTCTCGAAGTTGGTGACTGTGAAGTCATAGTCGCCTACGGGTGGAAGTTCAAACGATAATGTCTGGACATCAGCTCCAATGCCGCTGTCCCAATCCAGATCCTGTTCTACCTCGGGGTTGATCTTTTCTTTAGCCATGTCAGTTGTTCTCCTTTAAATAATTTTTTATTTTCTCGATATTCTCGATCTTCATCAGTGCATCCTTGTACTCCTGGGGATACTCCAGTGGCTCCAGTCCGGGGAAATTTCCCTTCCATTCCGAGAACTGCTTCACCTGAGCCAAGGTGATGCCGTTCGTTACCATCGCCAGCTCGAAGGGGTCTGAAGATGTGGTCTTCAGTTTCGGCTGCTTCTTCTTTTTGGTGATCCCGTCTTCCCAGTCGAGGTCCTTCTGCTCCGGAGCAGGGCAATTAACTGCCGGCTTCTTGAAAAGGTGAGCGATACCTGAGAAGTCCATATCCATCATCTCGGGCAGTCCGTAGCGGTTCTTGGCATCCCAGCACGGATGGTGAGTCGTGTACATGACACGAGTGCCGCCTGTGGCCTTCTTGCTGTTCGTTTTGGAATCCGTGATGATGTTGGTCTTGTAGTTGCAGAAAAGGACCATATCAGCCCACTCTTTGAGCAGTGGCGCTGTCCTCTTGGACAACTTCATCTCGTAGTGGTCATATGCACCCATCTCGTCGGGTTGCTCGATCTTCCTCATGATGGCGTGAGCTGTAAAGACCACATTGATGCCGTTTGCGATAAGAACGTCACACTGCTTCAGGAGCTCCGCGAAGTTCTGCGTAAGGTAGGTATAGCCCTTGCCATATCCCATATCCTCTATGTTCTTGATATTGAGCTTCTCGCAGGTGTACTTCGCGCAGAATGTCTCGCACCAGTCAGCCGTGTCAATTACGAGAGTGTCGCATGTATGGTTCACAACTGCGTCGTTGATGTATGCTGTGATCTCCTCCCATGTAAGCGGTGCAGGATACCTGGCTACATCCAGAGCCTTCGTGGAGCCCTCACAGTCGATGAATACCGCCCTTGGGAACTTCGATGCAAGTGTACTCTTGCCGATGCCCTCGGGACCATAGATGACCACCTTCTTCGCGGTCTCAATCTTGCCTGTCTGTATTGGTATGTTCATTACTCCCACCCCTTTGATATGTAGTACATAACGCCTACGAGCTTGGACTTCTTTTCGTCTGGATCCGCGTAAGGATAAAGATATCCGTTATAGAGGAATCCAGGCGCATACACGAGATGCTTCCTTGAACACTTGAAATATCTCTTGGCATACCGAACCAATTCGTCATACCCGTCAAGATCCATGTGTTCAGGATTTACAACGAGAAACGTCTTCGGCTTCTTTGTTTCTGTCTTGAAAATTCTGATTTTCATATAAAAACTCCTTATCTAATGCGTAAACCTTCTGACCTCTCGAGATGAGCGATGCCGTCCAGGGTGACACCCTTCTTCAGAGCTTCCTTGATCTTGGTCCTGTCTATCTCGGGGTCTTTATACTTCAAATAGCACTTCGGGATGTTCTCGATGTACTGCTCGTCCATAACGACCTTTTCAGGATTAGCCTGGATGGAGATGGTGAAGATGGCACCCTTTACGTTGCGCTCTCCGGCTGTCTCCATAGCCTGCTGCATTACCTTCTTGGAGCGGTCGATCGTGTTCTCGAGAACCTTCTTCCTGTCCTGCAGTCTCTTGATCTCGAATGAGATACCTTCAATATCGGATTCCATCTGCCTTATGAACTTGCAGTAGTTCTCAAGTTTGTCTTTGAGATCTTCCTGGGAGTTCTCCATAGCGTCGATCAGAGCATCATCGTCGAGCTCTCCCTGATCCATGAGCTCCCAGAGCAGCTTGATGGATTCCGTCAGTTCATAAATGTTTGCCATAAAGCCCTCCTGTGTTAAAATGAAAGTGATGGATATCGCACGACTTAAGCCCTCGTCCGATGTTTGCAATACACGAGATCGTGATGCCAGTCACGGTCTCTTTTTTATTCTTCCTCTTCGTCTTCCTCAGCCTCCTTTTCGTGATATTCCTCAACTTCGTCAGACCTGCACTCAGGGCATACGAAGCAGTGGCCAGTGTGGTGATCAGGGAACATGTCACCGACTCCCAGATCTTCCTCGATGTCGTACTCCTCGACTTCAGCTTCGTTGATGTCGAAGATCGCGCCGCAATTGTTACAAATCAAATCCATTAGAACCTCCCAAACTTCGGAGCATCCTTGTCGGGTGCATACTCATGAGCTATCACCAGCTTCTCGGGAGCTGCAGTCATGGCTCTCTTCTCGAGTATCCTGATACGGGACTCCAGATGTGCGCAGTCTGCAGTGAGCTTCCTGAGCTGATTGTGATGGGACTCAATGTCCGGAATGAGGATCATCTTGATGTACAGACTTCCGATGACGGCGACCATTATGAGCACCATGTCGATAATTTCCAGTAAAAAGACCATTCGTTCAGTCATGGTGTAAACAGCTCCTTCCTGTTTTCTGCTGTGTCCTCAATCCCGTAAAAGCGAAGAATGAGGAACTGTTCTGTGTCCGTGAACTCTCCATCCTTGAAGATCTTCATCACGTAGGCTCTGCTTCTATTGATGGATAGCGCGAGCTCTGACGAGTTCTTCACCTTCTCACGGAGCCGGACATACCTTCCGTTAGTGCAGATCTTCATGTCCTTACCTCCGTCAATCCCAGAATGTAAGAGACCGAACATCCGAACACTTCAGCGATGGCTCTGACCTTCGATACGGGTGCATCGTCGATGCTGTTCTCCCATTTAGCCATTGTCGGCTCAGATACCCCGATCTTCTCGGCCAACTGCTTCTGTGTCATGTTGACAAGTGCTCGCTCTGCCTTGATCCTGTTTCCCATTATTTTGCCTCCTTCCTTGGGTGATTTATTGGGTAAACCCAATATCTATTTTGAGATTATACAAAGTTACTTTAGTTGTCAATAAGAATTTTTGGGTTTTTCCTTTACAAAATTGTGTCAAGGTGTTAATGTAGGGCAGAAAGGTAGGTGCATATTATGACTCTTGGAAGTAATATTCGTTCTTATAGGAAATCCAAAAACATGACACAAACAGACTTAGCTAAAGCCTTGAATGTCAACGTTTACTCAATAACAATGTGGGAAAATGACAAGTTCGAACCAAACGCAGGGAACCTCAGAGCACTCTGCCAGACGTTCGGCTGCACAGCAGAGGATCTCCTATTGGATGAACCCAAGATTATGATTAGAAATCAATATAGCCTGGACCGTGTGACGATGATCGACGAGATCATAAGCATGCCGGAAGAACAATTCCAGCGCCTCGCTAAATATATGGAACTTCTCAAAAATGAAAACAGGCAGTCAGAAGGTTGACTGCCTGTCGAAAGGTCAAATGCATGGAAGATCTATGCACTAAACGAACAGCTCTGTCCGTTACCTCAATTATACCAGAAAGGAGCCGAAATCAATGTATGCCGCGAAAATATCACCATATTGGATAGAATCTCGGAAGATGTGGAGAGTGGTCGTTCAGAAGGATGGTGTGAAAAAGAGCTTCTGCTCTGCCGTACCTCGTAATGAAGGTAAGCGCCTCGTAAGACAAAAAGCCTTGAACTGGCTGCAGAATGATGAAGCTGATGATGAATTGCCATTTAGTGATGTTTATGCCCGTTTTTTGCAATTTTATGCCGAAAAAAGCGGAAATAATACCTCATATCGCAGATATGTATCTTTCGGAAATAACCACATCATGCCCCGTCTTGGCACTCGGCCTGTCGGATCCATCACGCTCGATCAGTGGCAAGCCTGCATCTCGAAAGCGTCACCTAAAGACGGCAGAACTGCCGAGCTCTCGAAGAAAACCCTCGGAGCTATCAAAGAAACCCTGACCGCCTTCATGAAGTGGGCCCGTCCTCGTAAGTACATAGCAGAGGACTTCAGTTCCGAACTCTTCATACCTAAAGCTGCAGAGATCAAGGGCAAAGAGATCCTGCAGATAGATGATATCAAACGGTGGTTCTCTGATCCGACTGGACTCTGGTATGAACGCGCCTTGATGTTTCAGTTGATGGTAGGCTTCCGACCTGGTGAGGTCCTCGGTCTGCAGCGCTCTGATTATGATCATAAAAAACATATCATCACAGTGAACCGTGCCATCAATAACCATGGTGAGATCACTCCGGGCAAGAACAAGAACGCTCATAGGTCTATCCTTGTCGACGGGATCGCGCTCCGGCTCCTGGAAGAACAGCTCGAGATCACCAAGGACCTCAATACTGAATGGATATTCTGTGGTAAGTTCGGACAGAAGCCATCACCGCAGAAATACTATCAAACGATGCAGAAGATCGCCACAGCGCGAGACTTACCCAAAATCAGCCCGTATTGCCTCCGTCACACGTTCCTGTCACTCGTTGAGGGTTATCTACCCCAGAGAGCCATGAAAGCCGTATTTGGCCATTCTGACGCGACTGACACGCATGCCCTCTACGGCAGCCACACCGTCGATGGTGAGCTCGTAGGTATCACGGAACGCCTGAAGGTGACTCCGTTGTACCAGATCGGAGAAGAGATTTTATAAACCTAGTGCACCTATATAGTGCACCTAAAATAAGAAAAACCCCGTAAGCCTTACGCCTACGGGGTTCTTTGTTGGTGGGTAGTACTGGACTTGAACAAGCGCTCTAGGGTCCACAGGTAGACCGAAAACGCCTGAAAACAGGACTTTTTCATTTTTACAGTCTATGCGTAGACTGTAGATTTTTGACAAAACTAGTGCACTAACTGGTGCACTAAAAAAAGCCCCCAGGCCGAGCGGAGCCTGGGGGTGGTATTGGTACTTTTTATCAGTGGGAGTTTTATTTATTTGGAAGATAAACGGTTCAACGGTAAACAGGTGCCGCTCCACCTGGTATATCAAGTCAGAAGTGCGGTCCAGGTATCTCGGCCCACTATGGAGTCGACCTCGAGTCCCTTCACGCTCTGGAAGCTGGAAACCGCATGAGCTGTCCTGCTGCCGAAGTCCGAGTCAGCGGATCCGCAGTCGAACCCCTTCGCGTTGAGAAGCGTCTGGAGCGTCCATACGGCCGCTCCCTTATTGCCGGTGCGTAACATTGGCAACTGGAGCGTGCACAGCGTTGATGACGTGCTCTCGTCAGTCAGACGGTACACTGCAGTCCAAGGTTTGTTGTAGTATGTCCTGATGCAGATCTCTCGCCCGGTCTGATCGCCCTGGATCTTGCCTACGGTGGATCCATTCTCGTCAATGGAAGCATGAACGAGCTGAGCACCACCACAGAAGATAGCCGTGTGGCTCTGGGACCAGAGAATGTCTCCGCGCTGGAGTCCTGATCCTGTGCTCAGGTTCACGTTCTTGATCACGTCACGGAATCCGATCGAGGTCAGGACGCTTGGCATGTTGCCTGTATATGTGGCTCCTTTTGTCTTGGCTGGGATCCCTGCCTGTTCGAGAGCGCTGATCACGAGTGAGCTGCAGTCGTAATCAGGTCCCCATCTGTTTACCTGGGAATATCCGTGTGTGTCGTTCCTGGCTATCTGTTCAGCCCAGGACACTGCAGTCTCTATTCTCGGCATCGTGATCACTTCCTCTCTATATCATCGAGCTTATCGCAGAGCTTGTTGATCGCTTCGGTGCAGGCTTGTATCGCCTGCCTGTTCTCGCTGTTGGCTTTATCGTACATGTCGAACATCCTGTCCGTGTTCTGTTGCTGTTGCGTGAGCATGAACTTGCACCCAAGGAAAAGGGCGACACACGCCACGATCGGAAATCCCAGGGTTGAAATCGCTGTCATAATATCCTGTGTCATTTTCTATCACCTCAACTTTCCGAATTATCCTCTGTGACCGTGTATATGACCCTCATGCTCATTGTTGCGTCTTTCTGAACGGGATTATTGAGGACATACTTAGTCGCATTGTAGGTCGTAACGATATTCTTGCCGATGTTTCCTGCGGTCATGCCGGACGAGATCAGCCAGACACCCTTTCGAAGTAGAGGTCTGCCGTTTGCCGCTGTCCTTCCGGTCGTCTGCTCGATAATCGTGTCGTTGGTCGGGTCTATCAGGTAGGTACTCGGATTCTGCGAGCCGGATGCACCGTACAGATGAACGTATATGCACTCGCCATCGTTGGAGACATTCCATGCGATGTTTATTGTTTCGAGTGTGCTTGTAAAAGCGATGTCGGTCACGTCCGACAGGTTCGACAGGTTGATCTTGAGCAGTTTGGTATAGTCTGACTTGATCGCGTACAGATAACCACCGTAAGCCGCGAACACGTCGCCCTTGCTCCTTCCCCACGAGTAAGTCGAGAAGGTCGTCGAGAGCATCGAATCGGAAATCGTGATCGTCGAGGTCGTCTCCGAGAAATCATCGGCAGGGTCGATGACCGTCACCGTTGCCGATGTGCCGCCTGCGCAGTAAATGACATACAACTTGTTTGTTGTAGGATCATAGCAAACCGACGGTTGTGTGTTGTCCGAGTAGGTCTTTGACCATGCAGGCGTGAGCAGGTTGACCATATCCGCGCGAAGTGCGCCTCTGCCGCATACGAGGTCGATGAATTTCATATCGAGAACATAGAACTTGACCGTGTTTGAGGGGTTCGAGGAACGGGTGAAAATTCCACCGTTACCGATACCGATTATCTGCTCGGATGTTCCAGAGTATAACTGTCTATAATACCCGATACCGCCTCCGATGGCTGTCATGTAGTTTGCATCTCTGTACTGTTTCGCGCACTTCAGGTGCGACAGACCGACAGCCTCGATCGGTGTCTCGGAATTACCCTGCGAAGGTAACCAGTCATACACGAAGGTTACAGTCTTGCCGTCAAGGCTTATCGAGGAGTCGTTCGGGTTGAATGTTCCAATTTTCGTGTCTCCGACCATTGAGAGGTTTTCCCTGCTCGCGTATGCGATCGGCTCGTTGGCGAGGTCTTCGTAAAGGTCGTAAAGGTCTGAATCGTCGTCGAAAGCACCAAAGAGCTGAATACCGCCAAGGGCGACATCCATCAGGGGCGAGTTGTTGGTTATGCCAGAACCAGAAACCTGATTATTGCCCCAAGCCATATTCCCGAGACCAAATGAGCAGTCATTGACTAAGGAATTGAGGGCATCCGTAAATGCGTTCTCCCCCTTGACCTCTTTTATCTTCTCGCCCGTGTCCTTATCGAACAACTGAATTGTTACCGAACCTTTAAGCATCTGTTATACCTCCTTTATGCACCTTTTATCATCTGAATTGATGTTGCCCAGCCTGTACCTGCATACATATAGAATACTTCGTTTAAATCACGCCTTACATACAGTGAATATAATGTACTGCCCGAACCTTCATACACTACCATAGTAATATCATCTGTCGTTTGGTATTCTGCATTTTTCTTAATATCAGATACTTTTATCGGTAAATCAACATACTGATATTCTGTACTACCCTTCCATGCGTGGAATGTAAGCATGATGTATTCATAGTCACTTGCATCAAATTCATTGAATGTAATTGGTGTAGACCATGCTGTTGTTGACTTTTTACCCTCCCAAATAGTCCTGCCCATCTGTCTATAGGTTACAGAAGTATCCCCCGTATCGCACCAAATGTTATTCACGCCAAGTTTGGTTTGAATCGGTGTCACGGGGTCAAGGGTGGATTCTGTCGGGGTGGCTTTTTCAAATACAAGGTACACACCCGATAATGCCGTTTTTAAGGTGCTAGGGTCTGTATAAGTGCGATTCGTTAAGAATACACGTTGATTGCTTGCACCGCCTTTAATAGTCAAATCGGGCTGTGTTCCGTCAAATGGTGCTGATGTTGTCGTGTACCCGTATGCTTTTAAATTAGTCATACCTTCTTTTTTGTCCGATATTTCAGCATAAAAATACTGATAGGCGGACACATAAGTATAAGTGAGCGTGCCCATATCGACCCTCTCATACCCGTCCGTCAACTCACACTCCCCGTCCTCATCAACCGTCACACTTCCCCCGTAACAGGTCGTGTCAAGGTCGATGGTTCGGGTGGTGCCACTGTAGGCGTGATAATCTGTTTCCGTCGAGGGATAGTTTAAAGAGATTTTACCCTCAACACTCCCGTAATTATCATTTGTTCTCAAACGTAAAAAATAACAATCGTTCGGGATCGTTATAACTAAAGTCCCTATAATACCGTTCATTGAATAAATACCATTATAAGTTTTATCTTTTGCATAACAGTAAAGGAATATCGAAACGTTATTATTAGCGTTTAATACACAAATATTTGTATTTGGTACAACGGGTATATAATTCTTTGACCTTATACGATTTGTACCATAATCAACGCTTTTTCCAGTTGTTGTATCTATACTTCCAGGCTCTGTTTCCTCGTCCCAAATGTTTGTCCCCGACCTCACCACATTAACTTCCGTCACACCGTCCAATGTAGGGGCGATTGCGAAAGTTGCCGCCTTTATAGGTACAGAATCCGCACCGTCAGAGAAGGACGCAACAGAACCCGAAACGGTCTTTTCGGGCAAAAGTCCCATGATGTTGACTTTGTCAGCCCACACGGTCGAAGGGTAGGTTGTGGAAGTGCCTAACTTCTTGTTAAGCACAGAATCCATATCGGTCTGAAGTTGGGGTGGAATACCACCCGAACCGCCCGTTACACAATGAATATAAGCCATTAGGAAACCCTCACTTTCACGGAAACGTTACTTGCTTGCGATTCAAAAGTCATAGCCACCGAACCCGTTGAAACGGTCACCGCTGTCGGGTTTACTCCGTAGGTATCGGTGTAAATGTCTATTGTCGAACTTGTAGTGATTGCCGCATCGGACAAAGTGATGCTCGTACTTCCTGCGGTCAGAGTGCCGCTGACTTCCTTTGACATCGGGACGATATGTTCTTCCCACTCGATATCCATTCTCGTATTTGGATATAAAGCAGAATCCGTGACCTTTGCCGTCTGCACCACTGTCTGTCCTGCGGAATTGATATGGATACGTCCGAACATCATACAGTTCAGGGTTGTGTCTGAAAGGTCTTTATAATTGCCGAACCATGGAAATGTATAAACATTGCCGTCCGTGTCAGAACCTAGCAAAAGCATCTCTTTTGTCTGGTTATTGACCATCAGCCAGTCGTCAATGTCGCCTATGAGATAGCATCCGCCATCCCCAACATCGCCCTGAATGGTGAAGTCCATACGAACAGCAGGAAGACCGTTTTTCCATATATTGTTAGCAATATCGTAGATAATAGACTGACCGCCCTGTGGACTTGTAACGGTTACGTCCGACAGACCTTCGAGGGTGGACGAACCACCGCCTCCGGCTTGCAGCTCGTTTATCGCTCCGAACACGGTCTTGTTGTTGGTGTTGAGTCTCTGCGTGAAAGCCACGGAACGGAGAATCTTGTCGAAGATTGCCGAAAGTGTAGACTTGAACGACGACCAACTGCCGCCATTCTCTGCCGCAATCTCCATCAGAGTATTTCCGTCAACTAGACTGTCGCTGACTGTTGACAGGTCTGTGATTTTCTTTCTTCCGTCTGACATTTAAGTTTCCTCCTATTCGTTACCTTCGGTTATTCTGGTGTCTCCACTCTCGGTCTCTCTGATGTCACCTTCCTCGGTCTCTCTCTCGTAGATACCCTGCTCGACAAGAAGGTTAAGACTATCGGACAGCCTGAATCCTGCCGTTCCCTCCATAGCCAGAGAGAATGTATCTGAACAGGTTCGAGATGCAGGAATATCCGTCGGGACAGGTTCGGTGACTGCATCGGTGAGGGCGAACTCTGCCTCGCCCCACATGGCGAGTGAGAAGGTGTCTTCGCAAGTGATCTCACCGTCCCATGTGTCGGTAGCAACGAGACCTTGACCGAACAGTGTCGCCCTGGCATCGTCCACAGCAATCGTGGCCGTACCGTTGCTCATTTCAAGAGCCACCTTCCAGTCATACGCCTTGCCATCCTCGAGCGTCTCCAGGAAGTACATCAGGTTCAAAAGATGGTATCCGTCGTTATCCCACGAGGTTATCGGGTGGTACGAGATTTCGTCTCCATCCAGGTAGTAGTGAACGATACACTCCACCGGCTCTGATGGATCCACCGCCTCGACATCTAACTTGACCTCATGGAAGAGCTGCACGATCTTAGGTGTGACCGTGGCGAACTTGATCTCGATGATGTCTGTCTCTGTCTCGTCAGCCAGGCTATATGCCTGAGCGTTCTCGTATGTATAGATGATGACCTCGTTCTCCTGAGTCTTGCCCAGAAGTCCGGAGATCTCTTTGTCTGTCTTAGATCTGGCATCAGCCAGGGCGGGATTTTCACCATAACCCTCGAGTGTGGTACTATCGACCTTCTGCGTAAAGGCCATGACTGCTCCGAGAGATCCCAGTCCGATGCCGCCCGTGAACTCGATCAGGTCTCCCAGATCGTATGCAGGGTTCGGTAATATCGACACGGAATATGGAACTGCCGCGAAGTCTTCCAGACCATCAGCGATGGCCTGTCTGATCCTGGATACCGTCTCGGCCGTACCATACTGCAGGAACGGGTTCGAGCCCAGGTTCATTGTCAGACCGCCAGAATTATCATTCGTGTACGTTCTGGTAGCCTCGTCCTTCATATCCACCACGGAGATGGTGTCATAGAACGACGTATAATCACAGAACGAGGTTGAATACCTCATATTCGCTCCGATGGTATCTGTGACGGATGTCCTGACCGGAAGCGGCCTCAGTACGAGCGCTCCGTTCCTGTCCATCGTGGCAAAACAGCAGGCTACCTGTGCGATCTTGCTGATCATGTCTCGCCAGGTCTCCATCGAGTCGTCAGGATATACGCCAAGGATCTCGGTACCGTTCGTGAGAGCGTTACACTCCATCGCGTTCATGCCCAGGTTGACTCCGCACTTCAGACATGCCAGATTCAGGAAGTCGTGAATGGTTCCGGAGCTCTGGACATTTCCGTAAGGCTTGTCAAACTTGGACATATTGTCGTATGCCGTGACCTGTAGTCCGGCATTAGTCCACTTGGCATCCTCGATGGTGAACACGCCCATAGGTATATACTCGAATGTACCATCCGCGAGCTCGACACCGATCTGAGGTGTGACGGTGACACCCTTCCAGGCTCCTCTGATGTTCATCGACTGAGCGAAGTCTGTCGAGAACACCATCGTGAGCTCTCCGATGTACACACCGCCCAGGATGATCTCTGTAGCAGGGCATAACTGATTCCGGATCTGAAACGAGCCCTTGATGACATCATTCCCGTCAAAATTGCGATTCAGCCCGACTACACCCTTGAGTTTATGTGCCCTGGCATTTTTCGCTATGGCGGTCAAATAGTCTGCTGATACACTATACATGTCAACTCTCCAAATCTATGAGTTTAAAACTTACCTTGTAAAATCTCGTGGTGGGTGTCTCGACAATGAGGTCTGCCGAGTAGTTGCTCATGTAGCAGGCCCACGAGATAGCCTCCCCGCTGTCCTCTTCGCACCATTTTGTACACGACAAACTAGAGGCCCTATTGAACCCGTCCAATAAGGCCTTCTGGCCTGCCGTGCATTTATATGAGACCGATAACGTCGGAATGTGCGTTCTCACCACGGCCCTCAAATTGGTGCCTGCCTCGGACACGTTCACGTTATCCACAGCGGAATAACTCTCTGTGTACTTATCATCGGTAAGGTCCAGAGCCGCTCCGTTAATTTCCAAAACGATCTTATCCATTTAGCCACCTCTTCTGTATGTTGCGTTCTGAGCAGTTCTGAGCATGATCGTGTCGAGCTTATCCTGTCCGATATAGATGTTGACCGGAGTAACCGTCTCCGCACCACCACCGAACGAACCGTAGCCCTCAGCGAGTGCTGCAGGCGATCCTATCGCGGGCATAGCCAGTGCACTATTGAGAGTTGCCTCAAGTTCGGGAGCGCCTTCCTCAATGCCTTCCTCGAGCAAGTCGAACATATCCGGCATGTAGGTATGGAAATTCGAGAGCGGTCCTTCCTTCGGCTCCGAGAATCCGATAAAGTCACGGATTCCCTGCGCTACGCTTGCGACTGCATCCTGAACACGGGATATACCATTCCTGATACCGTTTATGAGGTTGTCGATCATGTCAGTCGCCCATTCGCCTGCTGCTGTGGTCAGACGTGTGTCGAGATCGGACAGGGCCTCAATGATGTTGGCAATAATCTCGGGGATACGGGATACGACCTCGGGTATGGCTGCAATCAAACCTTGACCCAGAGCGATCATGATTCTCAACGATGCGTCGATGAGCTGCATGATCATGTCGGGGTTCGTGAGTGTCTCACAGATGGTCAAGATAGCGGATACCACTGATGGGATCAGAGTGTCCAGATTGTCGGCTATACCGTTCGCCACAGCGATGACTATCTGTATCGCCGCATCGAGGATAAGGCCGAGATTATCGAGCATGAATGTGACCAGATCCATGATAAGGTCGACTGCTACGGGGACCAGTGTAGGGATCTGCTGAAGGATGCCCGTACATAGAGTCATGAGTATCTCGCCCGCTGTGCTCAATATCTGGCCGAGATTGGCAATTATTACATTGATCAGAGTGGTGATAATAGAACCACCCAGTGTGATGATGGTCGGAAGGAACTGGTTAAGCAGTCCCGCTACCCTCGGAAGCAGGCCCTCAATAGTCTCCGCGATAAGGTCCATATCACCATTCGCTTCAAGTATGCCCGTGGTGAACTCTCCGAGCAGGCCCGTGCCTTCTCCTCCGAGCTCAGTAAGAACAGGAAGCAATACCGTGCCGAGAGCGTTCTGTGCCGCGTCTACGCCACTGCTGACCTGCTGCATTACATCATCGAACTGACCAAACTGCTCAAGGGTATCCTCACTTAGTATGGCTCCAGCTTCCTCTGCCTGGGCGGCATACTCGGCCATACCTTCGGAACCTACCTCAATCAAGCTGTTGAGGTCCTGTGCGGAACGTCCGAAGATGTTCATAGCAAGCGCATCTCTCTGAGTGTAGTCATCTACCTCTCCGAGTGCGTCGATGAGCTCCCAGTAAACTTCCTGTGAGTCTCGAAGGTTGCCATCTGCATCCGTTACGGAAACGCCGAGAGCAGCATAAGCTTCTGCCGCCGCTCCTGTGCCCTCTGCGGCACTGTTCATGCTCCGGATATTACGAGCCATTGAACTCGTCATTGTCTCTGTAGAGACATCAACGAGCTCGGCCGCGTACATGTATGCCTGGAGCTGATCTGTGGCTATATGAGTATTAGTACTCATAGTGAGAACTTCGTCAGCGTATGCTGCGCCCTGTCTCGTGAATGAAACAAGAGCTCCCGTACCTGCAGCGATGCCTGAAGCCATCGCGCCTGTCACGCCTGCTACAACTGCGCCTGTTGTTCCCAGTACGCTTCGGAATGTAGATCCGAAGGAATTACCTGCCTGAGAGCCAGCAGACGATCCAGCCTCTACAGACGCGCCTGTCAGCGCCTCTGTGATCGCCTCTTGCGAGCCCTGCATTGACGGTACTATAGTCACATACGCTTTTGCGAGTTCTATATTAGCCATCTCTGCGCCTCCTTGGTTCTTTTCTCTTTTGCTCTATCCACTTCTCAAGATCGGAGATAGGTAGAGCGCCCTTGCCCGTCTTCCGTTTCTTATCAACCCACGGCCTCGGGTAAGGCTTCGGTCGCTGTGGTCTTTTCTTGGACATGCCTGCGACCATATTCGCGTTAATCTGGCATAAGACATCAAAGATGTCAGCCAGGATGATATTCGTCTTTAAACGTGATCCCCACTCAGCCAGATCGGGATGCTCTGCGCGGAATACTGCGCTGTCATACCCGAGATTTTTTATGAACGAAGCGAAGGCTCCCCATGACAGGGAGCCTCCGACATCATTCAACTCGACACCGGCTGAGGTGATCAAGTCTGATTCAACAGCCTCGCGGTGGTTCTCAATGAACTCCTTGAGGCTTATGATTCCCCCAGCTTGAGTCCGGACTGCTTCTTAGTAGCCTCTCCCCATGCTGTGAAAATCGCCTTGATATCTTCAGTGGACAGGATGTCCATCACTTCTTCGGGCAAATGCGCCGAAAGAAAGTCGAAGATACCATCTTCTGTCTTAAGTTTTTTCAACTGCTTATAAGGAATTGAACCTCCAAGCGGGAGAGAGTAGGCTTTGTCGCCTATATTGATCTTTAAAACTTCTGTTTCTCTCTTCTTCAAAGTTACCTCAGCCATTTTTGTGTCTCCTTTCGTTATTAAGACTCGTCTGATTCTGTCGTTACGAATGTCCACTTATCGGTGGAGATCGTAGCGGTCCAAGTTACTGCTTCGTCAGGCTTGAATGTGACATCATCAAGTCCGGAGATGAATCCGGAAGATGTACCGAACATGGAAAGCCTGTCGCCATCCTTCATGATGAACAGGAAAGCCTCAGCTCCGGGAGCCTCGAGGTTAGATGTATCAACAGTGATATAATCACCGGATACTGTAACCTTGGAAGCGCCAAAGAGAGTCTTGAAAACTTCCTCTGTGGTGTCCATGATAGGAACCTTGATGGTCTGCGGATCTGTGCCAGGGAGCTGTCTCTTGATCTTGCCTGCCCAGTTCTTGAGTGGTGTGAAATCTCTGGAAGCGCCCCAGGTGATACCATCCTCTGTAACATCTCCGACCTTCGTCCACGCAGTGAGTGAATCACTGGGTGTAGCGGGGAGAGTTGTGCCTTCGGGAGCGTGATAGAACATACCCGTTGCCAGACCAGCTCCGAGCATTACTTCGTTAACTGCCATATGCTTTATCCTCCGTTATATGGTGATTTTTTCTTGATGCGCTGTGATTCTCAACCGCGCTGAATACATAGCCAGGTCAGGTCTGACAGGATCAGATCCCCAGGAGCCTGATGCGTTGACCGTTACATGCCTGATCGCTGTGGTCTGCGCTGCAGCTATAGCCTTGAGAGCGCCTATGGCGTTCCTCAAGAGCTCATTGGCGACAGCGTCTTCCTGCGCTCTGGCATCGAGAACAACATCGAACGTGTCGACTGTGTTCTCTTCCGTACCACCCACCGAAGAGATCTCCAGCGACGGTACAGTGAAATTCGAAGGGAGTGGTCTGCAGTAAATGGTGAACTTACCACTCAATGCAGTCCTGATGACATCCTCTATGTCTATACTTCTGATTATCTCAAGATCAGCCATGTGACATCACCGCCCTCGAAAGTACTTTGTCTTCTGCTTCCGCTCTGACGGACTCTTCGTCTGTCGTGCCTGCGAAAGCAATATATCTTGTGCCGGCTTTACGGCTGTGAGCTCTGAACCCTTCTCCCTCGAGTCCTTCCGATGCCGCATCGGCTATCTTCTGAGCTTCCGAGAGAACGAGAGCTTCCACCTCGGGTGAGTTAAGAAGTTCCTTGAACCCTTCCGAGTTAAATACGATCCTTGCATTTGCCATAGGTCAACCCTCCCATCTGATAAGGTTGAGCTGAATGTGGGACCTCGTGAACGGGGCCGTCCACACTCTAGGCTCTCCTTGTATCTCGTAGGTCTGACCATTCGCCACGATGTGATCTCCAGCCTGGACATCAGATCCTTCAGGGCAGTAGACCGTCATCCCGTCAGAGATGCCGAGAACTCTACCATCCTGTGAGAGCGAGGTTGATGCAGGCTGAATGGAACATCCTGCGATGGTCTTCGAGTTGACCTTCTGGGGATCCCAATCAGGTACCGTGGAACCACGGACCGTCTTTGTTGCGGGTCTGACCCGTGTAATGGACTGCGAACACCATGAAGGGAGCATTTAGAACACCCCCTTCACCTTGTAAGCCGCGAGGATCTCTTTATTGTCATCCGGCAGTGCCGTCGATCTCGTGTTACCTGCCCACGATGCGTTGTAGGTGACGGACACGCCACCAGCCGCCTCGGAAGTGATACCGTAAGAACTGGACACTGCATGAACGACTCTGTGAGCCGTCAGCTCCTTCAGGACATCCATCTGATTCGATGCCAGTCCTGCGTTATACACGATGCGGATACGGGACCTGCGGTCGTGATAACCTACATCAAAGACTCGAAGCAGGCCGCTCGCGTCAAGATCGAAGTCTGTTGTCTCCACGCCTGTCCACTCTCCGTCTACCTTCTCGGCATCCAGCAGGATGCTCGTGATCGAGTTGACCAGTGTAGCGGGCAACTGAATCAGAAGATCATTACCGACGAAAGCGTCCCTCAGATCGCGCATGTTGTACACCATCTCGCAGTCAAGAGCGGGATAGATGTGCCATCCACAATAGTTCTGAATGGAACGTGTAGCGGATGGAATATTCGCAGCGATCCTCTGGTCTCCCGTGAACTTGCTATTCGTGAAGGAGTCAAACTCAGTCGTAGTCAGGAAGTCCGTCAGAGCCGTGGCCGTTGTGAGCGTATAGCCCCAAGGTGTCAACATACTCATTTATTAGATCCTGCCTTTCTCGACTTATTTGCAGGTGCCTTTTTCGCCTTTGTTTCAGGCTTGGGAACCTTAACGGGCTCGGCAGCCTTTTTCTCTTTGGAGTGGAGAACAGCTCCTTCCGGTGCTTCACCGTCAGCGAACCATCTCAGATCTCCATTGATGTTGTAGATTTTCATCTTCGCGAGCCTCCTTTCTTCAAGAGTAAAAAGGGAAGGCCCCGAAGGACCTTCCTCTGTTAGCCGTTATCAGGAACCCTGCTCGAGAGCTACAACACCCTTGAGATCAACAACTGCGCATGCAAGTCTCTCTTCTCCAAGGAGTGTAACCTTGTTATACAGAGCATCGTCCTCGTTCTGATCGTAAAGACGAACGTCGAAGCCGCCCTTTCTCCAGATCTTGACAGCCTGGCGAGCTGCAACGATAGCAGAACCCTGAGATACTGCAGAAGATGTGAAGATCTGTACACCCCAGATAGCAGCAGGAATGGAAAGAGAACCATTACCGTAAGCACCTGTGAAATAACCACCACCGTAATACTGCTTGTTCTGATCCTTAGCTGTCAGAAGTGTGAATACATCTGCAGGATTGAGGATAACAACAGAAGCATCGTAAGCGGAATCAGCCTTTACCTTGAGGATAGCGGAAAGGATACCGTCTGCGAATGTTACTGTGGATCCATCGTACTCAGCAGCACCGATACCGGATGTGCCAGCGATAGCGTTAACGATGAAAGCATCCTCAACTGTTCCAAGCTGGTAGATAAGTGTGTTCTGTACTTCGGAAGCAAGGAAGGGAGCGTCGTTGATGATCTCCTCTGTCTCCTTGATGTAAGCAGCGATCTTGCTGAGGGCAAGAGTCGTGCCTGTGAAGGAAGTAGATGCCTGGGGCTTCTTATTTCCCTGTGCTGTGGGCTCGATGCCGCTATTGGTCTCAAAAGCACCCTGCTTGAAGTATGTGATAGCATTTCCGCTGATCTGAGCGTTTGTGAAGAACGAAGCTGCAGCTACTCTGTCGGGCTGGGGAGCGATGCTTCTGTCAACGTCAGCGATCGTGGGAGCTGTTACTGTTGTGTTGTAAGCCTTCTCAAAGTGAACGCTTGCGCCAGTCTTCCTGTCGGTCATCTCTGCGCACTTCTTTGTAAATTCATCCATTGTAGACATAGATTTTACCTCCGTAATGTCGTTGTTTGTGTCTTCGGACTTTGTTCCGATAGCCTTAAGAACCTCTGCGGCCTTCTCGGCTTTTTCAATCTGCTCCTCGAGGGAAGTGATCTCAGATACGAGAGCCTCACCCTGGGCGATCATCTCATCTGTGACTTCCTCGGACTTGAGCTGAGGCTCAAGCTCTACGAGAGCAGCCTTCTTTTCTGTAAGCTGTTCCTTGAGTGTCATGATTCAGGAACCTCCTTGTATTTATTGATTGTTTCGAGAAGTGACTTGGCTCTCTCCGAATTACCGTTGTCCTTCGACTCCTCCGATGCCTCGTTGGTCTCAGGCTGTGCCTCTTCGGGTACTTCCTCGGTCTTCTCTGTATCGTCAGCCTTGGTCAGTAGAGACTTCGCAAGGTCGATGATCTGATTGATGATCTCCTCGTCAGACTTGCTGTTCCGTCTGCCCGATTTGATCTCTGCTTCGATGGCCGCCTTTACATCGGTCATGACTGCGTTCTGGTTAGCAGGAACCGTGACCACGCTGATCTCGAATACATCCACACCAGTGAGCACGCTCGTGATGCCCGCCTTCTTCTCGTCCTCTGTAGGCTCTCTGTATCCCGTTACGTCATAAGCGAATGAGAACTGCCAGATAGCTCCGGACTTGACCATCTTGCGAACATCCTGTGCGAGCTGGGTATCAAGGAAATCTGCCTCGATGTAGGGACCCTTCTCCGTATCCTCGATCGTGTTGACTGCTCCGATAACGGAACTGAAGTCATGATTGAAACAAAGAGGAAAAGGATGACCAGTGGCCTCACGGTCTGCGATGGTCTTCGTAAATGCACCAGGCTCGATAATGTCGCCATACGAATCAGGTGTCTTGTCGTAGGTACTAAAAAAACCGGCTATCTTGCCGGTCTCTTCGTCCACTTTCGCGGTAAATGTCTTGTAGTTCATATTAGCCTCCTGTGATAACTACTTCGGTAGAGCAGTTGCAGCCGCAACTCTCGTCCGGATCTCCAGTGTCCTCTCCGGGCCAGTGCTGGCCGTTAGAGAAGTCTGCATCTATAGGTACACGCTCACCGTTCATGGCGGCATGTGAAGGTCGAGCATTTATACCCGTTACCCATTCCTTCTCAACGATGCGTCCGACTACACGCGGAGCTCCGTCTGAAATAGCCTGGTGTGCAGCCTCACGAACCGCGAATGATGCGATAGCCGTTGCGGCCGCTCTGGCCAGTACATCGGAAGTGTTCTCGCGGACCTCAAATACATGCGCGATATCAGGCTCCTCAGCCTCAAGCTCTCTCAGGAGCCTGCGCCTTGTCTGCTCGTTGATGTTCGATGCTCTGACCTGTGAAGCCTTCTCGATGTAAGCCTCAGTCACTTCCGTTACATATTCCCAGTCAAGCGCATCAGCCGCTTCACGGCCGTGCTCATCGGAGATCTCCTGCAGGATAGGCTTGAGGTCCTTTGCCAGTTCCTTATCCCATCTCTCAGCGTCCCACCAGTCATCGGTGGCTCCGATCTTGGGCTGAACGGACCGCGCCTGTCTCTCGAAAAAGGCCGTCAGGACTTTCTGTACCCTCTCGTCATCAGAGGTCTTGCTCCGTCCTTTTATCCTTATCTCCTCGACTTCCTTGCATGTCTTACATGCGCGCGGCTCCAGCTTCTTACTCTGGTTATCTACGCCCGGATAGGAATAATCGTTCCCCGGGTTAGCCTGGCCGCTGACTTCCACATTGAGCGGAATGACCAGTCCTTCGCCCTGTCCGTCAGGAAGCACAGGAAGGTTCATGTCTGCCCTTGCCTCGTCTACGGTCATCCAGGGGCGGCCTGTTGCCGTCTGCAGGATGGAAGCGCGTTCCTCGAACGAACCCTTGAGCTTCTCCTGAAGATCGAACTCAACGTATGTGTTCTTATTTGCTCCGATCATAGGCAGCAGGAAAGCGTTTATCCTCTGCTGGATCATCTGGATAACAGGTCCCAGACATTCTGCATAAAGCGCTCTGGCATTATCCTTGGCGCTCGCATAGGTCTGTGTGGAACTGTGCCAGATCAGCGAGGGATTGACACCGTAGGCAGCCGCCACACTCTCACGAGAGAGTTTCACGGACTCGGCCCACTCTGCTTCCTTGAACGATGTGGAGAACGGCTTGATCTCCATGCCGTCTTCCATTATCGGGATACGGCCTGCCTTGGAACCGCCATTCGACCATGCCTCTCGGAAAGCCGTCGCCCACTTCTTCCTCTGTTCATCGTCCCAGGGAGCCACGTCCTTCGGTCTGATAATCTGAGCATTGAGCACACCCGAGTTCTTCCAGAGCTGGCTCCTGAACTTGCTTGAACTTATCTGCTCGTTCATCGTCTGCCTGAGCGCACTGATAGGTGACAGGAATCCTCCTGGGTTTCCTGCACTATACGTCTTGAACTGGATGAACTCTTCACGTGGAACGTCAACAGCCTGTCCACCATTCCTGTTGCAGATCCTGAGCTTGTCGGGACTGTAAGCCGTCTCGGACTCGGAACTGATTATCCATTCCGACGGAACGATCCTGAGCTGGTAGCCACTCTCGCTGTCGGGATCGGGCAGAAGCCAAACGTAAACGTTACCGAACACAAAGTACTCGATGGCCAGAGCACGAATGAACTCGAACTCCGTCTGATCTGCGTTAGGTCTCCACAGGAGCTCTGCAGCCACACTGTCACGATCCCGTCTTCTCTCATTCTCGCCATCCCTGACGTACACCTTCAAGGGAAGCTGCGCGATGCTGTTGGACAGGAAATTAACAACGGCCTGCAGGTTGTCCTGTGTTTGGTACAACTGTTTAGCCGTAAAGTTCAGAACCTGAGTCGAGGCATCGCCTGAAATCGTCACGTTCACTACTGCCGGACGTTTAAACATTCTCCAGCGCTCTACTATACTGGGCATCCCTTCGATACCTCCATTCTTTTATCTTTCAGATGAAAAGAAGGGATGCTCCGTCATTTGCGTATGCTGATTCGTAAACCTTCTTTTCAGTCTTAACTATTGCCGTGGCCGCTGCGAAAGCCATCGCACAGGCCATCAGTGGCGCGATATCGTCCGGACTCTTTACTCTGTCCGGAAGCATTACACCACCGCCTAAATTTCTCATCTGACACGTTCTGCCAGGTGCATCAAGTACAGGCTGTGGCAGATGGTAAACTCTGACACCGCCCCGATTATCAGGAGCGCATGCCGCTACTGCATCCCAGAACCTATTCCAGCCTGCGCTCAATGCAGGTCCTTCCTGGGCGCATCTCTCTATTCCTTCAATGGTGCAGATTTGTTCCGCGAGTCCACTCACGGGAGCTCCTCTGCCTTGGAATGACAACTTCATGCCGCCATACTTGCCTACACGGGCGCGGAACCAGTCGACGGCCCACTCGGATCCGATTCGTCTGTCCACGATCTCGACGTGATAGTTGCCATCCTCTCTCATTCCGCACACGGAGATCACCGTGTACTTCCTGTCCTGGCTCATATCTATACCGAACCACAGTGGAGACTCAGCAATAATGAACGACTCCTCATCCTTGCCGCCTTCCCATGAACCTGTAGGAAAAGGCTCTGCAAGCCTTGATTCTACCCACTGGCACAGACATTCCGTTCGGAATATCTGTTCGGGGTCTGTATTCATAGCCGATCGGAGCGCACGTTCTGTAAGAAACCCATATCCAAGAGAAGGATTCGCCTGTGCCCACTGCTCCGGATCGTCAATCTCACAGTCAGGAGATGCCGACCATTCAAACAGTCCGATAGCATCAGCCATATCGTCAGCTCCAAGCGACGCGCGACTGTCAGCTATTCCATCAGGATCTCCGAGTTGCGCATGAGCCTGGAGTCTCAAGTGTCTCAAAACGACACTTGTAACATCACCAGCGTTACTCAAACCGAACAAGATCGCGGTAGGTCTTGCCATCATCGTCTTAGAGATGGCTCCCCATGCGTCCCAGTTCGTCTGCTCGCGCAGCTCGTCCATCATGATCAGGTCACTCGAAAGACCTCTGGCCTTCCTCGTTGCTGCTATGACCTTGTATCGGTCACCCGTATCAAGTTTCAACTCACGCCTTCCAGCGCCACGGTAAACCTTTTCGAGCAGTTCATTCAGTTCCGGAGTACTCTCTATCTGGGACACAGTGTCCTCGAAGGTCTCGACTGCCGTGTCCAAGTTCTGAGCTGTTCCCAGAACCAAGTGCGACTTCAGACCATACAGGAAGAAAATATTGAGAAGGACCTCGAAAAAGGTCTTTCCATTCTGCCTGCTGATCAGAATCAGCACATATCTATACCTAAAACGCCACTGTTCGCCTTCGGCAACGATCTCCAGTGCGTGTATAGCGAGCCACCTCTGCCACGGCACCAGGGCAATACCTAGCGCTTCGCAGAAATCACAAAAAGCAAACCCGAGAGAAGTCTCTCGGGTCAGTTCGCGCAAGGGTGGAGTCCAGACACGCGGCTCTGTCTTGCCTTGTATCATCCTATCTTCCTCCCTGCTATAGTCGACAACTCAGCCATAATCGAGGATGCCTGCTTCGAAGGTGTTCCCTTCTCGATCATCCCTTCAAGTTGATGAAGCGATTTTGTATATGTAGCCATCAATTTCTCGTAGGCTGTGAAGTGTGGATTCTCACGAATACCGGACTGACCGCCTCCATTGTCATAAGGTATGACCAGTTCCTCGTCTTTCATGAGTTTCCTGGCTCCCTTCAGCTTCTTGGCCATAAAAAGGACGGACTCAGCAAGCTCGACAGCCTCATTGTGCAGAACCTTTACGCCTGCGCATAATTCTTCTGACTTCTTCACGCTTGCTCACCTCCTTTGGTGTTGTTCCACTCCTCCCCTATATAATCTCTCTTGTTCGAGTTGCATATCCTATGAGCAATCTGAACATTGTCCCAGGTATGACCACCAACTTTGTGCATCGGCACTATGTGGTCAATACTCGGGTACAGGTCTTCTTTACCCGTGCCGTAGTAGTAGCACGGGAATCCGCATATTGCACACGTTAAACCATCTCTTTTTACAAGATTCTTTAACGTAATGCCCCTTTCTTTCGGCAATCCGAGCTTGCGAGCTCGAGTGTAATGACTATAGCTATGCGATCCCCGTTTTGCTCGAGCTGCATATGCGTTTTGTTTTTTGCGTTCATCTCTACACTTCGTAGAGCAAAATCCACTGTTGCGCCTGTATTTATAACCTGTGCTCTTCATATAATCGTTGATCGTATATGTTTGACCACAGACTGTGCATATATGAGGGGCGTTAAGACGATCAATCTCTTCCTGCTTCCTCTTTTCGATTCGAGCTCTGCGCTCGTCTTTTCTTAGCTGCAGCTCGGCTCGACGTTCCTCGGTCTTCTTCTGCCTAAGTTTTTGTCTCTTTTGCTTTGAACATTCAGGGCAGTTGATTATCCTCCTATATGTATTGTGGTAACTACGAGAAAATACACATCCGCAAATATTACAACGAATTGTAAGTTTATCCTCTGTTTTGCCTATATACTCAAAGCCTAATTCTTTCAAACGAGCAGTTTGACGGATTTTTGCTTTGTGAGCCGTTGTTGGCATCGGGAGTTCACCAGTAGATCTCTTTCGATTGCACTCTCTAAGAATCTCCGAAGCATCGCGCCCGTTTGACACACGTCTATGTTTAGCCCAGTTCGCCACTTGGGTCTTTTTGATCCCGAACTTTTCAGCAGTTTCATTCAATGAGTGACCTTCGGCATAATAATTCAAAACTTCATCGACCTCTTTAGAATAGAGCACCGATCCGTTTCCGCAATTCCGGCACTTTATCCTTTGGGTCTTTCCTTTAAAGATGTCATCACAGCGTGTCATCGACTCGCCACACTTTTTACACCTCAGTTGATGACTGCCCTTCTTTATAAACTCAACATACTCAAAGAGATCATCGAGTCCGAGATCATGAAGTTTCTGACGATAGCGAATCGTCGCCTGTTTTTTTCTACTGTTCATGGAATACCACCTTTTCGTATTCACCTTGTATGTGAAACACCCGGAAACAGTCAAGGTTCACTGCTTTCGCTCCGTCGAGCTATCCGGGTGATACCACCCTGAGTGTGTAACGCTGAGAGTGAAGCCTAC